CAAAAAGTTATCGATCACTGCCAATGTTTGCCCGTAAGCATACCATCCGATGTAAAATGACAGCATGACGTTTTTCATTGGTATCGATCCCGGACTCCGATCAGGCGCTGCTGCTGCGATTGACTGCCGTGGCGCATACATCGGTCACTATGAAATCAGGACTATTGGTGACCGCATTGATGCCAGTGCGCTCTACGGGTGGTTCTTGACCGTTGTGCCAGCGTTTGAGAAGGGGCACATCGTGATTGAGGACGTTTGGGTGATGCCCAAGCAAGGCAGTGTGAGTTCAGCAGGTTTTATGCGTGCGGCGGGGGCGATTGAGGCGACGGCTGCACTGATGGGCTGGCCTGTGACGATGGTTCGCCCACAGGTGTGGAAAAAGCACCACGGTCTGATTAAGGCCAGCAAAGCTGACGATCTGGCAATGGCTCGGGTGATGTGGCCGGATGCGCCGCTGAAGCTGGCGAAGTCGCACGGGATCGCCGACAGCCTGCTGATTGCCAAGTGGGGATTAGATGAGTTGGCATGAGCCTCCGTACCGGGTACGGACCCTCTTTAGAAATCAAAAATAGGACGCAGACGCATGGCAGAAACGGACCCCTATGGCAAAGATCAACACGAATCCGGCGCAAAAGTCGATGCTGGGAAAAACAGGCTCGGGCTTGTGCTGGGTGGCTTTGCTCTGGCACTCGAACAAGTCGGCTGGATCGGCACATTCGGGGCCGAAAAGTACAGCCCAAACGGGTGGCTGTCTGTCCCGGACGGACAAGAGCGATACAAAGACGCCCTCTACCGACACCTGCTTGCATACGAGCGAGGCGAGGACGTGGACAAGGACTCTGACCTGTTGCATCTCGCCCACTTAGCTTGGAATGCTCTGGCTGTGCTTGAGAAAGAGCTCCGCAAATGAGCATCGCCCAGCGCTACCTACAGGCGCGAAACACACACAGACTGAAGCTGAACCCAAACGCACAAACCGCTGCAGATGTACTAATCGCGGCAGGCTGGGTGAGCAGGAAAGAGCGTAAAGCCCTGGCCCTGTCGATATTTTCAGTCCTGGCGACTGAGCAGATGCGTGGGGCAACCAGGGTATCACAAAAGCTTGGCGCTATGCTGAGGCATCATTCGTACAAAACAGGTCACCGTCTCAGAGAGGTAGAGGCCCGCGACATCGCCATGCTGGCACTGATGTACTGGCGCAGGCCAAACTGCCCAGCCTGCGGGGGGACAGGGCACCCGACGATCAAAGACTCTCCTGTGCTCGCAGAAGAGGACTGCCATGTCTGCCTGGGGACTGGCCGAATGCCACTAAAGCGCATCATCAAACCGCACCAAATTGACAATGTGAGCTGGCTGGTGAGTCAGATCGAATCGATCTGCTCAACGGTCTTTCACGACGTCAACAGACGCCTGAATTTTTCATCAACGGAGTAAAAATGGATAACACTGTCACACAACTAATCGGATTTCTGAATCGCGCCCAAAGCGGCGAAGAGGTCGGCTATACGGCTGAGCAGATTGCCCAAGGAGTCAAGGAGCATATTCTTGGTAAGCTGACAATCGAGTCGGGTCGAATGATCGCTGATCTGCTCTACCCGTCAATAGACGAGGAAGACGACGAAGATGCAGATGATGCCGACTTGGCCGATTCGATTGACGCATCGGTGATTGAAGGCAACTCAGAAGAGATCTTGGCCGCGCTGGTGATGACGCTCGCCAAACGCCTTGACCTACCCCTGACGTCCGTCTCAGCGCACGCTGTGTGGCTCAACGCATGATCTTGCCGACCTCAATCTACACAGACCTGCGTGACAAGTGTGATCACCTGGAAAGCAGGCTGCGCACTGTCACTGAGCAGCGAGATGCGGCAGAGGAAAAGATCTACGACCTCAAATTCCAACTCGTAACCGCTAAATTCGGAGACGCACTGACTACTGGAGAGTGGGAAGAGAAGATGAGGCTGTATGACTAGACTTCTGCTGATCGTAGGGGCTTGTGCTGTTCAGTACGATGGCACAAGCCAGACGCATATCTGGCACGCGACAGACACCATCACGCCTGAGAATGTCGATGATCTGCTGCCAGAGGTGTTCGATGATGCGTGGAAGTCATGCCAGATTGACACATTTGATCGAAAATATATTGAAAAAAGTGTGATTTTTTGAGTTTACGGTATTGCAAACACCTGTATGCCGTGCAATAATCACACCCAGCAACAAATCGAGACAGACAGCCCTCGAATAAAAACAAGCGGTTTTTCGATGGGCTTGCTTTCGCCAAAATTCCTCCTTGTACCCGTTTGGGTGCTTTGCCCTGTTGAGTAATCCGGGGCGTTTTTTATACGAACTCACCACACCTAGAGTGCTGGTATCCCGGTAACGCTGGCCCAAACGGGCGATGTGCAAAGGGTGAGTTATCAATAGCGCAGGGTACGCGGCACACAGAGTGCTGCACACCACGGGCCTGGCGAGCCCCTAACAGCATCAGTCAGCCGACAAACCATCTATACGGTTTCCTGCCGCACCTTAATCGCTTGCGCTAGGCAACCCAGCATTGGAAGGGAATGACAACGCAACCGGGTGAAAGCGCCCCGGTGCCAGATTACGGGGCTCGGGACTGCATGGCGTGGTCACTTGTTTTGCAAGCAGGTATCAGTAGGGTTCGATCCCCTAGTGCTCCACCAAATTCGGGTGAGTAGATCGCTATGGACGCGAAACGGGCTGTAACCCCGTCGCCGCAAGGCTGGTTTGGTTCGATTCCATTGTCACCCACCAAATTCAACTGATCAACCAAGCGTGGACACAGTATCAGAAGCCCTTACGCAGAGATGTGTCGGGGCTTCAGTCTTTTACGCTGTAGCTCAGTCGGTTAGAGCCCTGTGTCACTGGTTCAAATCCAGTCAGCGTTTCTTTTCTATTTTCTCCAATGGGGGATCTAAGGGGTTGTGATGAGTGATAACGGTAGTGACGACAAGAGAGTGCCTGATTGGCGTTCCATAGAGCGTGAGTACCGTGCTGGCATCAAAACCCTGAGACAAATTGCAGAAGAGCACGGCATCACGCATGGTGCTATAAACAAAAGAGCAAAGCAAGAGGATTGGCCGAGAGACCTTAGCGCAAAGATCAAAGCAGCCGCTGAAGCCAAGGTATCCAAGGCAATGGTATCCAAGTCAGTATCCAAGCAAGACTTGGTTACTGAGCGTCAGGTGGTTGAGGCAAACGCAGAGATCGTCGCTCAGGCTGACCTGATAAACCGCAAGGATGTGCTGCTGGCGCTGAGTGTGTCGAGGTCTCAGCTTGAAGAAGTCGCAGAGCTAAGTGAGCCCGAGTTCCATGAGAGGCTAGTCGCACTTGGCGAAGCGATGGATACCAGCACTGAACGCCGACAGGACAAGGACAACGAACTGTATCGCTACATCATCAGCCTCGCTGGGCGCGTGAAGCTTTCTAAGGATATTGCAGCTTCGCATGGCGTGTACATCCCAATGCAGCGCAAGATCCTGAAGCTTGACGCAGAGGGTGATCGCAATCAGTCCAACTTGGATGCGTTGCTGGCAAAGATCAACGCAGCAAGCGAATGACAGACGACGATCGAGAGCTTGCCATTAGGCGCGTGAGAGAGAGTTTCGAGGTCTTCGCGCTGCATTGTTTGAAGATCAAGAACAAAGAGGGCAAGGTTGTGCCGTTCGTGATGAACCGAGCGCAGCAGCACGTCCATGAGCGGCTTGAAGAGCAGAAAGCTAAAACTGGCAAGGTAAGGGCGCTGATTTTGAAAGGTCGGCAGCAGGGCCTGTCAACGCTCATTGGTGCCAGGTTCTATCACCAGGTTTCGATGTGGGCTCGCAGTGCGTTCATCGTGGCGCACGAAGACAAGGCAACGACCAATCTGTTTGAGATGGTTAAGCGGTATCAGGCGCATAACCCAATGGCTCCAAGCACTCGGGCATCGAATGCGAAAGAGTTGATATTCAGCGCCATCGATGCGGGCTACAAACTCGCTACAGCAGGAACTGATGACGTTGGTCGTGGTAACACTGCGCAGTTGATTCACGCATCAGAGTACGGCTTCTGGCGCAATCCGCAACAGCACCTAGCTGGCTTGGGTAACACCATTGGCGATGTCGATGGGTCAGAGTTCGTTATCGAGTCCACTGCAAACGGCATTGGCAATAGCTTTCACCAACTGTGGCAGTCTGCAGAATCTGGTCATGGTGACTTCATCCAGATCTTTGTGCCGTGGTTTTGGTCTGATGAGTACAAAGCCGAGCTAAAAGCAGACTTCGCCAGAACAGACAAAGAACAGATGCTGGCTGATGTTTACGGCTTGGACGATGCCCAGCTTCAATGGCGCAGAAACAAGATTAGCAGCTATGGTGATGGATTTGAATGGCTGTTCGACCAAGAGTTTCCATGCTGTGCTGCTGATGCATTTGTCACCAGCACATCAAACCCGCTGATCAATCCAGCCTCTGTCATGGCCGCAGTCAATAGCGACTACCGCGACAGCAATGCCCCTCTAGTGATTGGCTGCGACCCTGCAGGTGATGGCATGAATGACGCCGACAGGACCGCTATAGCGTTTCGTCGTGGTCGAGTCTGCCACCGGATTGAGTATCACAACGGTCTAGACACGATGCAGATCGCAGGCAAGT